GCACCGCTGTAAATTGATACCGTAGCGGCGGCACCGTTGACGGCGCCAGTTGTCTGTGCCATGGTCTAGTCTCCTATTCGATGATTTCCGATATGGTCAAAGTCGCCGTCACTGCGTCATGCCACGAGCCCGACGCTTGTGGCCATTCCAGCACCGATGACCGCAGCTGGCACCGTGTCAACGTCCACCGATTCGCCACCAAGGTGCGCACCGCATCGTGGTACGCTGCGAGGTAGCCTTGGAGGTTAGGCTGAATATCTTTCAGTCCTAGCCCCATGCCCGCTTTGCGTATGAGTGCGATGTCGGTGATGGTCCACTCCGTCGTCATGACGTGGCCAGAACCGAAGGTCTGCACTTTGGTCATTGACGAAGCGAGGCCGATGGCATTGATGACTCTGCACGGCACATTGGCGATGTCGAAGTGGTTGCGCATCTCATCGCCGACATGGACATCATAGGCGTACCCCGTGATGGTCATGCCAGCGATGGCGGTGACGATGGTGGCGAGTTGACTACCCACTATGACCTCCGCCGATACGGTCGCAGTAACTCTAGGACGTCCGAGGGAATCCGCGGCGCCGACAACACAACACCGTCGGCGGACACGATGGGACGGTCGCTGTCTGGCGTGCCGTCACGCTGACGATACAGGTATGCCCCGATGCGCAACGCCGCTTGTACAATGTCCGCCGGCGGTGTGGCACTGTATGACCACTTCGCCGTAATGCTAACGGACTCCTCGATGGTCGTCGTGTACGTCCATGTCTTGTTCGCACTGCTCTTGATGCGGATGGCGTACTTCGGCGTGATGTTCTGTGGCAACAGCACGACGTCGCTGGTCGATATGGCCACACCGTCGCCGTTGGTGATGCTGGTGAGTTCATAGAATTCATTCAGCCCAAGGGACAGCGTGTACATATCGTAGAGGTCGCCGCCGTCGAGGTACGACACTGGCGTGAACTTCTTCACCGTCCCTGCACCTGACCACTCGAAGACACGGTGTGTGTAGCTGTCCACGACATGCTGGGCACGGTCTGCAAAGAGTGCCAGCTGGGTGTCATCGGAGTTTCCGCTGATCTTCATGTAGTTTTTGAGGTCGGTTGCGGTGATGTACGCCACTATGACACCTTCTTCGGTTTCGGCTTTTCGGCTTTGATTTCCTCGAGGGCAACGGCACTGCCTTGCTCGATGAGAATCTTCGCATCGGCGGCGCTGCACTCGTAGATATCGCCAGGCTCGTACACGGTGTGGGTGTTGCCGTCACTGTGGACAAGGCGGTGGATTAGTTGGATTTCCATGTGGCATCTCCTCGTTAGGGGCGGCGGTGCAAATCGCCGCCCCCATGGTCATTCCTTAGGCGTGTGTACCGACAGCGAAGGCTTCGGGCTGGGTCACGTCGCCACCGTAGCGCCATGACGCCACGATGTACGTGATGCCTGTGCGTACGTCACGCCAGCGGTCAATCTGCACGCCGCTGGTGCGCTCACAGAAGGCGTAGTAGGCGAAGTTCCCGAAGTAGCTCGACTTGTTGGTCGTACCGATGGCCGCAACGCTCTCGCTGAGGGCGACGTTCCAACCTTCGATTTTGCGTTGGCCATTCTCAATGCTGGTCAACGGATGGTAGTTGGTCAGGTCCAACGTGCGGATGGCGCCCCAAGTGGCGTTGCGCATGATCCAGCCCGTTTCGCCGTTCTGCAAGTAGTTGCCATTGACGGCGGTGCTGAGTGCGACGACCTGTGCGTTGGTGTATGCGGTGGCGCTGAGGGCAACCGAGTTGGTTACACGAGTTACCAAGCCGTAGGGCTGACCGCTGCCGGTGCCGAGGATGATGTAGCTGTTCGCTGACACGGCCATGGCACGTGCGATTTCCACTTGGAGGAACTGCTCGAGGTTGCTCGATGTGTCCGACAAGAGTTCATCGGACAAGGCGAATTCCAATGTGTCCTTGTACAGCTGGATGGTCTTCGAGTTGGCAAAGTTTGGCTCGCTGGCGGTGGCGGTAACACCTTCGCCGACAATCCCTGGAGTTGCCTTCGTTGACTGTGCGGGCATGATGTGCTTCCATGACTCAGTCGTCACCCGTGTGAAGGCGAACTGGCCAAGGAGTGACATGTCGTCACGGCGTGCCACGATGTCACGGTTGACCGTGGTGGGAACGGTGAAGCCGCCATTGTTGTTGGTGCCTTCGGTCATGGTCTTGAATGCCACGGCTGAGGCGTTGCGAAGGATGCGCATGGAGTCGTCGGTGGCGGTGCCACGGATCAGGCTCTTGTAGGCACGCTCGTAGTCACGGCTGGCGAAGGGGTCTTCGTCGTTATCGACGGCGATGCTTTTCACGGTGGGCTGTGGGGCTGGCACAAAGGTTCCGCCTGCGACGGGTTCGCCGGCCAGCTCATTGATGGCGGCTTTGACTGCGTCTTTGATGTCTGACATGGTAGGTGTAATTCCTTGCTGTGATGCTGATGTATGGTCATCGCCTGACGTGGTGCCAGCATCGCTCGACACCGTGTCCTGATGGCGCTTGACTGCGGATAGAGTTCGGGGCTCTGCGGGCGTTGGCGTCAGTGAGATTTCACCGACGACCCAGCGCTTGACTTCGCCACCGTCTCGGACAACGAGATGACTCAGTGCACCCGTCGAAAGCCCGAGGGCTCCCGACTTCACCAACTTCATCACGTCGCCGATGTATTTGTTGCGGCGGTCGAGTTCGATTTCGACGTCGATGCCGTCATCGGTTGGCATCCATGCTTTGACCGTGCCAATCTGGCCACGCATGGAACCGAGGCTGTGGTCGTAGTAGACGGGCATCCCGATGAATGGGCGTGTGTCGCCGAAGTCGGTGTCTTTGGTGAACGTGTCGCCGGTGAGGTCTGCACCGCCGTACACGACGCCACGACCACGGATTGTATAGTCTGCAACGGCTTTGACACCGCCGCCGAATGATTTCACAAAGTCCATCATTGTCTCCCCAGCAATCGACGCGCCAGCATCTTAGCCGCATCGCTTACTTCTATTGTGGTGGGGTTGTCAAGGGCTTTTTGTACACCCCCCTCGGATGCCATGCCCTCTTCGATCATGTCGTCGTCTTCGGCGTCGTCGGCCATCTCGGCGGCGGCTTCGGCGGTCTCCTCGGTGATGGTGTCTTCGGGGATTATCCACAGTTTACACACACCGTACTCCTCGACCATGCCCTCGACGATAGCGCATTGCCCCATGCCTTCAAGTATCGTGGGTTGGTAGAAAAAACAATGCTCACAGGCGATGCCTTGCGTGGCGAAGGGGTTCTGCGCTGCGGGCATGTAGTGCGCGCCGTTGGCACCGACGCCCCAGTCGAACTTCCCCGCTTCGTGCGTCACTTCGACCAGCGACGACACCATCATGCGCTGGCGTGTGTTGAATTCGGCGCCCATCTCGACCGCCTTGACCGCCTTGGGTTCCATGTCCATCTCCATCGCCTCGTCGCCGTCGTCGCCGAGGTCGAACATCGATTTCGCGATGTCGATAGCCATGCGTCGAGCGCTGCGAATGAGTTTCATGTCCGCCTCGCTGTGACGGCGGCTTGCTTTGTACGCTTCTTTGGTCTCACTCATTTCATACTCCTTCATAATCTGATTCGCCCATGTGCGACCCTCGTCACCGCCCCAGCCCATCCACGCTTGCCACCCCTTGCCCTGCTCACTCCACGTCGCACCGTCTTTGTCCACCTCGTGGCGGTCGAAGTACGCCACCATGCGCTCAATGGTGTCGATGCTGACGGGGCGACGATTGGCCAACTGCGATGCGCGGGCAATGCCGATGCTCGTCATGCCACGCTGTGACGGTGGCTTCGATGCCCTGACTTCGAGTGCCATGCGGGCATTGTCTGCCACGGTGGCTGGCGGTGTGAACGACTCCGCCTTGACCTCGTCTGCGGTGGCGATGGTGAGCGCCGTGAGGTATGCATCGGCGTCGGCTTCGCTGTCGTAGCACTCCATCGGCGTATCGTCGCCGTCTTTGTACACGCAGTATTGGCCAGCGTTTT